TTATACTTGCCAGTAGATATCTAAACCAGTATTGCTAACATTGATGTGGTCGATGAGCATCCTTACAATCGCAGTTTGATGATCATAGTCTAGCTGATCAATCTTTTTAGCATCGGTCGCCGTCTTTTTGAAGGCGTCGGCCTTTTTGGTATCATGTATAAGTTGCGCCTGGAGAGCATCAGCTTGTACTTTGAGCTTTTCGGCCCGGTCGTGGAGCTGGTCAACGTTTAGATCGTCACTCATCAGATAGAGATCCACCAGCTTTGCCTGTTGCCGTTTAATCTTGGCTAACTGTGCCTTGACTGCTTTCTTATCGATTGTTTGTTGACCGTTGTCTTGGTTAGCGACTACCGCATCAGGATCAAGTGCGACCTTTTTAACCTCACAGAGCACCGCCTTTTCCAAATCATCTTTATACTTATACGTTAGCTCACAATCGACTGGTGGGATCCGGTACCTAGATGCGTTATTCCTATGATACTTGTTAACGTGGCGAGTTGGACAGACATAACGCCATAGTGGGCCGTTTTTGGTATGACTCTTAGCGATCGCTAATGTAGCACCGCAATAATGGCACTTGAGCAAGCCTGACAGCATATAGCGAGCCTGGAAGGGTCTAGGATTGTTACTCTTTTTAGCCTGGTCTAGTTGCCTAATCTTGAGCACTCGTTGCACCTCGTCCCAATCGGCCTTGCTGATGATACCGGTATGCAAGCCGTCGTAAACTTGACCTTTAAAGATAATCCGACCGGTATATGTAACGTTTCCCAGAATCTGGCGGACCGTTCGATATGACCAGTTAACACCTTTTCCGATATGGCCTTCTCGATTAAGTTCCTTCGTGATCTTAGTAATTGATTTGCCGGCTAGATAGTCTGCATAGATGCGTTTAACAATACCCGCCCGCAATGGATCAACATCATAGCTATCCTTGACCTTAGTGTAACCGAACGGAACGTTAGACCATGCTGAGATCTTGCCAGCTTTGACCCGGCCCAGCTTGCCCATTTGCATACGCTCTTTGATTTGTTCCCGTTCTAGTTGAGCAAAGACTGACAGCAATCCAATCATTGCCTTACCAAACGGCGTTGACGTGTCGAAATTCTCCGACAAACTCATAAAGTGGATGTTATAAGCATTAAAGACGTCCTCAATCAAGTAAAGCGTATCCTTTTGCGACCGGCTTAATCGGTCTAGCTTATAAACCAGCACCGCATCAAAGACTCCCAACTTACAGTCACTAATCAATTGTTGCATTGCTGGCCGGTCTAGGGATGACCCGGAAAAACCGGGATCAGTGTAAATTTTAGCGACTTGCCAATCCTTAATTTTGCAGTAGCTTTTGAGTTTTTCGGTCTGCTCTCCGATTGAGTAGCCGCTTTCCGCTTGCTCTAGAGTGCTGACACGAACGTAAACTGCTATCTTCATACATACCTCCAACATATCAACAATTTAGAGGAGGGCTCAAAATTGAGCTCTCGTGATATGGAGCCCGGCTCAAAAGTGAGCCCGGCGGAATTCTTCTATCAAAATCCAAAATTGGATTATGCGTTGTCTAATTGTGGCCAACTTTTAACCGACGCAAAATTGCGTCAGTCTGATATGGAGATGGATCCAAAATTGGATTCATGTGATATAGCAACGAGCGCAAAATTGCGCGCGTTAGATTTCTTTATCGAATCGAGCTATAAATAAAGCCGGCCATTATGACCGGCTTTGCTAATCCTAATTGCTTTGTTGAGTGCCTTTAGCAGGATGCTGAAGGAAAGTGAATACCGTTGCGATGATTAAAACAACAAGTGCAGGGAAAGCCATAGCAGCAGTTACTCCAAACATGGCACTTCCAATAATACCAAGCACCGGGCCAACAATAGAAATATCATTCTTTTTTGACGCAACCAGAGCCCAAATATTAAGCGCAACTCCGATCCAAGCCATGATGTAGAAAAATGTTCCTGTACCACCGGTAGCATTTGTGCCAGACGTGGCGTCCATAACAGCCGTTCCGGCAATTACAAACCAAGAAACAACAAACAAAACGCAATTAACAATATCGAAAATTGCTGTCCACATATTGATTTTTAACTTCATTTTGAAGTCCTCCTCCTCAGCTTTTAACGTCGATCAGTTTTTGGACGTTTATATTATGTATTGTGCCCGCTGTGTTATAATTACAGCGAACACGAATATTGCTAAAGCCTTATGTCCCTAATCATCAGTAGGGGATGTAAGGCTTTTTTATGTTGCTAGAAGTCAACGGTCATCTTTACCGCTTTGCCCAGTATTCTAGCTTTTGACGTTTCGGTTACAACGATAGGGTCGTAGTCCCGATTGTCGGGCATGAGTAGAATGGTGTTGCTTGCGTGCTTAACTCGCTTTAGTGTAGCTTCATTACTATCTTCTAATAGCACGGCTGCAATCTCTCCATCTTCCACAACTGGTTGTTGTCTAATTAAGACAAGCGAACCATTTGGGATAGTTGGTTTCATGCTGTCACCTTTAGCCTTTAGATAGAAGATAGTACCAGTTGGCAAACCGTTAACAGGTGTTTCTACATATTCTTCAATATTTTCATCTGCTAATATCGGCTCTCCACAAGCAATTTCGCCAAGAACAGGTATCTTGCGTGAGCTTGTAACTGGAATAACACCATCAGGAACAGGGAATAACCTGTTAACACTAACCTGCAACACGTCAGCAAGTTTGAACAACATGTCTTGATTAGGCGATCTAGTACCTGATTCATAATTAGCTATGGTAGTTTTGCCAACTCCAACTTTCTTAGCTAGGTCTGTTTGCGTCCAGCCGTTTTCTTCACGTAAGTTTTTGATGACTGCCCCAGCATATTTTGCTAAGTCCATTTGTTCACCTCCTTTCTTTACCTATAAATATACTTCAAACTGTGAACATTAGCAACAGAAAAATCACGAAACGAAAACTTTTTATGCTGAAACGCTTGATTTATGTCCACGTTTCGTGTACTATAATAACCGTAAGCGAGAGGAGGTGAACAGGAAATGCAAACCAAATTGCTTGGAATTAGAAAAGAGCGCGGTGAAACTCAAGAAGATGTCGCTAAGATGTTGGGGATATCAACTGCATCTTATCGCAGTAAAGAGCTTGGACATTCACAATTCAAAATGAATGAAATGTTTGCTCTTGCTAGCCATTATCACATGACGATCGATGATATTTTTTTGCCTACAAAGTCCACGAAACGTGAACAAAAGATTAGTTAGGAGACGAATTCAAATGAACGATCTAGTAATCATGCAGGACCAACAGGCGGTAACCACTAGCTTGAAGGTTGCCGAAGTTTTTGGTAAGAAGCATCAGCATGTAATGGAAGCTATTAGAAATCTCACTGCGGAAAATTCGACAGTCGAAAATTCGACAGTCGAAAAAATGTTTGAAAAGTCAAGCTATATCAACCTTCAGAAACATGAACAACCAATGTACTGCATGAACCGTGATGGTTTCTCATTGCTAGCAATGGGGTTCACTGGGAAGAAAGCATTAAGCTTCAAACTTAAGTACATTGAAGCATTTAACGAAATGGAAAAATTTATCAAGCAACGCAACGCTATCAGCATTGACAGTAGTCTGGAGCATGAAAAGCTCGCGTACAAGCGAGAATGGCTGATTGAAATGCGCAAGCAAAACGTTAACAAAGCGCACGAGTTACGCAATCAAGACGTCAAGCTGTATCTGGAGCTTGGCAAAGTTGCTGATGAGTACCAGCGGCCACGTATGGCCACCGACTTCCGCAACGAAGCAATTTGCGCCATGCAAGCACTGCCGGTCGGTGCACGCCGAGAGTATTCAGCAACCGAGATCGGCAACATTATTGGTGTGTCGCCGATTGCGATTGGCAAATGGGCCAATAAGCTAGGCGTTAAGCGCGATGCCGATATGAGCTACCGCGATCACGATGGAGCTTGGCGATACTTTCCTGAAGCTCTCAAGGTGTTCCAAGATAACGCATTGGAGATTCAGGACGACGACTTAGGGCTGTAGGAGGAAACAAGAATACCGTCGCAATTCACGACGGTATTAAACGAGGCAAAAAATTTATCTACGATCTACTAGCGGAGGATGGAATTCGACCCGTCTTAGAACAGATGAACCTATTAGAAGGTTAGGAGGAAAAAGCATGGAAAAACAAGAAATGAATAGCGTTTATTTCAAGGATGGAAAGATCTATTTAAATGGAAACCGCATCCCTTACGTTACTGATATTGAAATAAAAAAACACGTTGGTGATAGTACCAACGTGAGAATCGAATTTTTAGCCAAAGTTAATGGCTTAGATAACGATCAATTGACGAAGCGACAACATTAGTAGCAATAGAGGAGAGTGCACTAATTGAGAAGGAACCAACTTTGGCTGCAATATGTTTAGTTTTTGACCAGTTATGTTCTTCTCTAATATTGGCCAAAAATTCATGGCCTCTTGGTGTTAAATCCTTAATTAGGAACGATCCATCCATTGTAAATTCTGTTCCATCAAGTAAATCAGCCTGACTAGCCTGGCGAATGTGGTAAAGCCAGGTATCCACATTGTAATTATCAAATAACGGAGATTGTTGAAAATCATCCATCGTAACAATCTTATCGAAAGCACTTGAGGATTCCACAATTAAGAGTACATCTCGTAAACAATCAGGGTTAAGTCGCATTTTTTCACCTCCTTTCATTAGGTGATGAATCAATTGTAGCAGACAGGATAAAAAAGACTATGAAAGTTAAGAATTTTGACGCTAATACCGGTGAGGAGCTTAGCCAAGTGAAGTTAAGCCCCGAGCAGACGATGAGGATCATCAGGATCCTAAAGGAGGTGATGAAATGAGTGGCACTGAAGGGTTAGCGTACGTCGCCTTGTTCGTCTTGGCAATCGCACTACTGCTGACGAACCACTTGATCATGGCAACGGTGGCCATCGTGCCGTATGTATTGGCTAGCTTCAAGTACAGCTTCCCAACAAAAAAGGCCCAACGTCACCGCTAGGCCAAACAAAAAACATATTTCAAGGAGATTGTAGCATGAATACGGATTATTACGCAAACGGATTCAAACATGCCGAAGATCGCTTGGTTAAAGCGTTAGCTGACTTAGATTCAATTATCCGTGATGAGCCAGTTACGGCTGGCGCACTCAAGCATGAAGTTGTGGCAATTGAGGAACAATTAGACGTTGCAAAAGACATGATTGATAAAGAGCTAACTAAAAGGCTGGGGGACTAACGATGGAACCAACATTAAAAGACGTTAAAGCGTCGTTTGAAGAAACCGGCGAAAAGCAGGGCGAACGCTTTTTCATCGAAAACGAAGGCCAGCTTGAATGGGCTTTTCGCAAGATTCAACAAGCTCAAGATGATAACGACAACCAAGACAAAATTTTAGCAGCGACGAAAGAATACGTCGAGCAACACGTCGAGCAACACAAGGCAAACAATCAAAAGACAATTGAGTACATGCGTGGCTTAATCGCCGATTACGCCGAACTCAAGAAGGCAGAAGAACCCGACTACGAGTACAAAGGTGTGTTAGGACGGCTGACATGGACGAAACCAAAACAAACGATCGTCAAGACAAGCGACGAAGAACTGATTAAGCAGTTCAAAGGAACTGATTTAGTCGAGAAAGAAGAGAAGGTCAAACTCAAGTGGAGTGATCTCAAGAAAGACTTGGTAATTACACCAGACGGGAAAGTAATCACATCGGACGGTGAAGTGGTATCCGGCGTTGCTGTTAAGGATCAGCCGTCCACACTTGCAATCAAGAAACGAACTGAAAAAGATTCGTGGAAGGAGATCAAGTAATGGGCAAAGGACAAGAAGTAACCTGGCTAGATCCAGATAGATTCGCTAAAACAATCGCCGAACTTGACCAAGTGCAAGCCCGGCTGAATAGCGATCCAATCTATCGAGGCTACGCAGAAGGAATATGGAGGCAATGGAATGGCCGAGGAAACAAAGCAAACGGCTAGTGAGCCGAAACTACCATACATTACCTGGGTGCAAAGCAATCTAGTCGCACCCAAGAACCAGCGTAATAATTACGGCGGTTATAACTATCGGAGCGTTGAGGACATTATGGAAGCCGTAAAGCCGCTGATCAAACAAGCACGGTGCCAACTAACGATGGACACCCAACCAGTGCTGGTCGGCAACGCTATCTACATCAAAGCTGAGGCAACCTTCAAAGACCCAGATGGAAACGCAATTACTGCCACCGGTTGGGCCCGAGAGGCTGAATCTCAAAAGGGAATGCAACCGGCACAGATTACCGGGAGCAGTACTTCATACGCCCAAAAACGGGCGCTTGGGAGTCTATTCCTGATCACCGACGAGAAAGACGACGACTTCAACAACCACAGCACCGCAAACAATTCCAATTACAACAATAACAACTACAACAACCAATATGGAGGACAACAATAATGAGTGAAGCAACTATCCAATTCCAAGGGCGGTTAACTAACGAGCCGCAACAACGCCAGGTTGGGAACTACACCGTCACCAACATCGACGTGGCGGTCGATGGAAGCCGAAAGGACCAACAAGGCAACACTAAGGCGGAGTACTACCGGGTCGCCATCTGGGGCAACCGTGGAAACTTCGTTCGCGACTATCTACACAAAGGTCAACCAGTGATGGTTAGCGGCACGCTTACCACTCACCAATACAAGCGTAACGATGGTGGCGCTGGAATTAGTCTTGACGTCCGAGCCGATCATGTTGATTTTGTATTAAGCCAACCGCGGAACCAACAAAGCGGCAATCAACCACAAGGACCGGCGCCACAATATAACCAACAACCTAACCAGGCACCACAGCAATTCAACCAACAGCAAAATCAAGCGCCACAGTACAACCAACAACAAAATCAAGCACCGCAGTACAACCAACAAGCCGGTAATGGTTTTAACCAGCAGGCCGGACAGGCTCCAGCGCCGCAGAATGCCCCACAAGGTAGCAACATGGGCAATTACCCTAACCGACCCCAAAATGGCTCACAGGGCTTAGAAATGCCAGGACAGTCACAACCGGTCGACCCTACCGACTTGCCCTTCTAACTTATGACCACTGGGAAAGCGGTATGGCGTGACGGTTACTGGATCGTAAAGCCTGACGAGCAACCCACCGAAGCTACATTTGAACGTCTTGGAACCTGGAATGGTAGCGAGGTAGCCGAGGTAGAGTTGCAATTTGCCGACCCAAGACGAGCCCGACCAAAACAGCGGGCGCTATTCTTCGCCTTACTGCAAGATATCTGGCGATGGTCAGGTGAACCGGTCGACTGGCTGAAAGAATACTTTTACGCCAGGTATACCATCCGCACGCAAGGCGATGAAATTAGTCTAGCCAATGGCACAAGCAACTCGGTAACGGAGGCACGCTATTTACTCGACGACGTCGTTAAATTCATCTTCGAGTACGACGTCCCAATCCGGAGTGGATACATGCTTTTACCGAGAGAGGAAAGCAACTTCCAATACCAATGTATCAAGCACCGTAAATGCTTAATCTGCGGTCGTCACGCCGACATTAACCATATTGATGAGGTCGGGATGGGACGTAATCGAAACCATCTCGATCATACCCAGGCTAGACTATCGGCTTTGTGCCGTGAGCACCACCAAGAATTCCACCAGATCGGCTATCAGGCTTTCTGCAGTAAGTACAAACTTACCGGGATGGGGATCAAGGTTGATGCTGACACACTTAAATCGATTGGCCTACAAGGACATTACCAAGAAGAAGGAAGAAACTATGAAAGGAGTTTACGAGAATGAACTTGCTAATTGAAGAACCGCCTTTACAGGTGTTGCCAAGCCTAGCGAAGTCAATTGGGCTTAACGAGGCGATCGTGCTTCAACAGATTCATTACTGGCTACGGAAGTCGAATAATGTAAAAGACAGTCATAAGTGGATCTACAACAGCATGACTAATTGGCAAAAGCAATTTAGCTTCTGGTCGTTGCCCACCGTTAAACGAGTTTTTCGGAGCTTGGAAAATCAAGGATTGCTTATAACAGCAAATTACAACAAAGCAGGATTCGATAAAACCAAGTGGTATCGAATTAATTACGAAAAGCTCCAACATATGAGCCAACGATCGGATCAAAATGATCCGACGATGGTATCAAATTGGACCGACGGATCGGATCAAAATGATACGACCAATACCAAGAGACTACCAGAGACTACTACAGAGACTACTACAAAAGATATATTGTCGGGCAAGCCCGACCACGCCCCTTATCAAGAGATTATGAGCTACTTTAACCAACAAGCAGGCACCAGTTATCGTGCTAGCTCAAAGGCCACGCAACGCCTCATTAGTGCGAGGACAAATGAAGGCTTTACGGTGGACGACTTTAAAAAGGTGATCGATATCAAAGTTGCTAACTGGAAGGATGACCCAAAGATGAGTAAGTACCTTCGGCCAGCAACACTGTTCGGCACCAAGTTTGAGAGCTATCTTAACGAGCCGATGCCAGCTAAGCAACCACCAAAGAGGGCTAAAGGTTACTTATTTTAGAGAGGTGAGAAAGTATGAAGATGCCACAATTTTTTCAAGACATGATCAAGGCTAATAAGGTCAAGGTAGATCCCTCGAAGGATCGGACTTGGTTAGATGAGCGGAGGAAGAAGATGGATGCCGGCTGGGCCGAGGACTACTACACGGCCAAGGCTGAAAAGGAACGGCAAAGCTGGCTGAACGACAGCTTGTGGTCGGGCAACCAACCCCTCCAGTTTACTTTTGAAAACTGGGTGCCGGCGATGCAAGAAAACAACGAGCAAGCTCGAAACATTGGTATTCAAGCCTGGGTGATGGCTGACCGAGTAATTAAAGGCGAACAATTCAACATCCTAATGAACGGTGAACCGGGAACGGGTAAGACTAGCCTAGCCCTTGCGATCGCCTGGAAAGCCTGGCAAGAAGCTGAAATTAACTTCCTGTTCATCTCAACAATGGAACTGGTAAGTATGTTCTCACAACGGTTTGACGATAAAGAGGTCGCCTGGCAATTAGACTCTTTACAAAAGCGGGCAAAGAATGCACCGATCCTAATCTTGGACGACTTCGGCACCGAAGGCGGAATGAAGAACGAGAACGGCTATTACAAGCCAGTTCGTAAGGACATGCAAGAGTGGCTTTACAAAGTTGCCAACGCTCGCTATGACCAGATCACAAATTCCCACAAGGGCGTAACTATCGTTACCACTAACAACACTAGCGGCGAGTTAATACAGATGTACAACCCAAAGTTGATTAGCCGGGTCATCACTAAACGCCGACCAAACGTGCTTAATTTTGACGGTTTAGATGATATGCGAGGTTAGGACATGGCGACAATTAATTTATTCCCGGGTGACCGGGTCATGTGGCGCCGAGTGGAGTTTACGGTCCACTCGACCTGGCAAGATGGGACGGTTGCTCTGTGGGACGCAGAGAACCACACCTTGATCAAAGACGTAGCAGCAAGCGAACTGGAGGCGATCTAATGGACAAGCTTCCGGAGTACGACGACTTTGAACCTCGTTCAGAGTCAGACGCTAAAGCAGAATATGATGAATGGATGAAACAGGCCATCATGGATGACAAGGCACAATAGGAGAATGAACGATGAATAAAGAAGAACGAATTGAAAAAGTTGCAAAAACCGCACAAAAAGCCATCTACGCAGTTAGCAACACGGCCAATGAACTGCCAGAACTAAAGCCTACCGAATTGTTAATTATCCTATACGGAGTTTTTGTGGACGTAGCAAATACCTTAGAACAAGACCCAGACTTGCTTTATCTTTTTATGGAAAAAGAAATTGGATATACCAAGACTGAAGATGGCTATATCTTAAATTTCCCGGGCGATTTGATTCAAGGTGATGACGAATAGATGAAGCAATTAATCATGGACAATAAATCACAGTAGGAGGAATACGATGGAGAAATTTAAATTTAGTGGTCATGCGTCATCGTGGCCGGATTGGTTTGATGATTTTGCCGATAAAGGCAAGGTCCGGATAAATATCGATGTTAAGCAAGTATGCGACGATGAAGATGACTGGCGAGAATATCGGACTTACGTCGCTATTTTGTGGATGCCAGACAAAATCGTAGTTGCTTACGAGGGCGACACGATTGTAAATCATGGCGCCTACTGTGAACTGGAGCAAAATGGCCTGTAATCGATTTTAGGCGGTAAATGGATAATTACCCGAGACACGAGTTAAAACGCAAAATGGGTGCTCAATCTCTGGAGCGTTAGGAGGCAAAAATGCAATATCGATTAAACGAGCAAGAGACAGCAATTAATTATGACAATCAAACCGGAAAGTGGCACATCTACTCAACCTTCGGGCCTCACGCCCGCAAATGGGAGAAGGCCTTAGAGCCAGGAGCCCGGAAAGAGTACACGAAAAACGGTACTCTCATCATGATCGATGGAGACTTGCGGGATGATTATTACTTGATGGTCACTAAACGGCGCAAGCTAACTGATGAGCAACGCCAAATGGCCGCTAAACGATTAGCAAAAGCTAATGCCAAGAAGAAGGAACCAGAAACAAGCCACCAAGAATCTAATAATTCAACATTATTGCAGGATATGAAGAAAGGCTTAAACAAGGGAAGGAGGACACAGTGAGATTTAAGTTTGACATCGAGCCAGTCGAGCAAGCCCGTCCTCGAGCAACACGATTTGGCAAGGGGATCCGGCTATACGATCCTAAAAAGGTCACTGTATTTAAGCAGCAATTAGGAATGTTAGCTAAGCAACAAATGCTTGATCGTGGGCTAGAACCATATGATGGCCCGTTAGAGGTGTGCATGGAATTTTATCGACCAGTCCAGGCAAGCCTTAGTAGAAAGGAACGGCTAGGAGGCTGTCAGGTGTCCATAGGCCAACGTTAAAACCGGATCTTGATAATTATATTAAGAGCACGTCGGACGCCTTAAATGGGATTATATGGGTAGATGATAATTTAATCGTCAGCTTACAAGCGGAGAAATTCTATTCAGAACGGCCGCACTTGGTTGTGGAGATCAGGAGGTCAACATGCAGTTAGATGAAAGGAGTGGCTGGAATAATGACTAAATTTAATCAAGATAAATTCGAAAGCGATGCTAAGAAACTGGTAGTTAAATATTTACACTACAAGGTTAATGAAAAGGAAGTTTTTATTGTCTGGTTTAGCAAAGTGGGAGCAAACGCTAAGGCAATGCTAAGTAGTGCTTTGGACTATCATTACTTTGAGGTTACTTACTTTGGCGAAGAAGAAAAGTATGTTGTAGACGTTTACGATATTGCAGCAAAGGGCGAGTTTAATAATGATGGAACTGTATTGAAGATGAACGACAATCAACATTTTTACAGCGAAGTATCGAAAGACGGAAGCACCTCACAATTGAAAGTGTATGCCGACAAGGTAACGGTATCCGTCGAAGCAAAGTGCCCTGTTTGTCAGGAGCACCACAATATTTTGGGCCTGACAGATGCGTTTAATTTGCACCTTAAAGAGGATATCTTAATTCTAACAGATAAGTCATCCCATAATGATATGCGATTTCCTAAAGACGCCTTTAAAATCAAGTATTGCCCGTTTTGTGGGCGTCTACTGAATGAGGTGGATAACTAATGCTACACAATTACAGAAAGATAGATCCTATCAAAGCTGAACAGTTCGATGGTTCTCTTGAAATGATGGAAAAGTACCACATTACCGATGATGGTTTTGGTGAGACATATACGTGTCGTTTAAACAATGGTGCAATGCCATTAGAACGCGGGTGGTGGATTGTGTATTTAGGTACGAGTGAAGTCTATGGACTCAAATTAGTTCACTGGGAAACGATGTCGGATGAAAAATTCCACCAGATTTATGAGAGATACTAGGGAGGGGTCAAAATGAGTGAAACAATCAAGTGGATCTTATTGGTACTCACTTCGTTTGTGATTAATAATTTGATTTACTGTGTACTGACCGTAAGCCCGGTTTGGTGATGGTTACGATGAATTTTAGGAAGGGGTTAAAAATGGGTGAAACGATCAAGTGGATCTTAGCGGTACTCGCTGCGCTAGTAATCGCCAATTCACTGGTGTGGATGCTAGTTGGCGTCCCAGTGTGGCGATGGTAAGTGGAATTAATACCAGATAAGGAGCTAAATTATGACTGATTTATTAACCCCTAAGTTGCTAGAAGCGATAGAAAACAAGTTTTTAGCTGAGAAAGAGAATCGCCAGCTAAGCTGGTTAGAACGCTCAGAATATAATCTTGAAGTGATGAAGTTTCGCGATGCACTAAGGCGAAGCGAGCAACAAGTTAAAGTGGAACACCTTAAGTTCCGTAAACAACACGAACAGAAGTTCATCAATATCCGTAAGATCATGATGAGCCAACGTAACGAATCGTGGGAGGAGATTACGCAGGATTTCCGCCGACAGTATGCTTCGATCCCGTCAGATGATGAAGAAGCCAAGGCGGAATTCATGCTAATGCTGTATAACAAATATTATTGCTCGCCAACCTTGATCGGAAGCATTGTGAACAAGCCATCGAAAACAGTCTGGCTATGGCTCGAGGAGTGGGCGTTTGAAAACGAACAGCTGAAAGGGTGATGAGATTGGAATTACTGCCAGAATTTGACGAGAAAAAGACCGCCCAAAATGTCGCTGATTTCCTGCAAGGCAAAGGCAAATTTCGCCATCATAGCTACCCACGTCTGCTGGAGGCTGAACAAGTTCTGGGCATGATTTCTGGATCAACAGGTGACGTGACAGGCATCCATGGATCACCAAGCAATCACATGGAAGAAGCAATGATTGCTAAAGCTCACTGCCGATTAGCGATTAAGTGTGTGAAGCAAAGCATCGCCTCGTGCACGCTAAACCAGCAAATTATCTTAAGGGAGAGGTATCTTAACGGCACCAAACGGGCAGTCGTGATAGGTATGGTCAACATCGGTGGTAATGATCAATACCAGTTAGCTGACCAGGCGGCTCGAAATCGCTTTGCGGCTGCCTTAGACAAGCTGGCGGTAATTGAAGGTGTGGATGACTTAATCCCTCAGCTCCAAACCTGAAAACCGGAAAAAGTGCGGAAAAAACCCGGAAGCTACCCGGATAGATCTGTGCAATAATTGCTATAGTGAGACAAGTGGGAAAAATAAGTATTCATGGCCACATTACTCACTACTCTTTACCTCTTAAATTGGTTGATATGACTGCATATCAATCACATGTTGGCAGCAGATATAGCTCAATGGCAGAGCTTCTGATCTCGGTTCGATTCCGGGTATCTGCGTTGAGAGTAGCGCAATCAACTCTTTTGCCTTTCGGCTTAGGCATAGAAAGGCAGACGGTATGGTCATCCCTATACTTCAGGTGGGGATGCTATGGTTCAACTCCACAGGCCTTGATTGTCCGCAATGACGTTAAACTACATATCATTTTATTTTTACCTCAGCCTGGTTATTATGACCGGGCTTTTGTATTATATGTATGAGGTGAAAATAAAATGTTGAATAATATAAAATCTTTATATTCCAAATTTAAGCAATTTATACAAGGAGCTTTATGCATAGTTGTACTTATCTTTGGTTTTATTTTAATAAAGCATATAACAAAAGAATGGACACCATTTATTACATGGTTTCATACTGATCATGGAAGTGTTGCAGATTGGGCAGGGAGTATTGGAACTATTGCAGCGTTTTTAGCTGTTTTTTGGCAAGTGAAAAAACAAGGAAGTATTGAAAGAGCTATTGATGTTGAAAGAAGCAGGCCTAGATTTTCAGTCTTATTTAGTTTAACTTTACCTAAAGGTACAAGAGTACTTTATTGGAATAGGACGGATAATGATGCAAATAATATAATTAGTAATCCTGAAGAATACCGATTTATTACGATTCAAAACATATCTTCAAATGTAATATATGATTTTGATGTGATTTTGAGATATCATACATTAGACAATTCACGTAGTCGTAATGACTTTTGGAGTACGACTGGTGTTTTTCCAAAGAAAACTGTAACTTTTATACCAAAATTTAAAGGGAAAAATAATGACCAACAGTATGTGTATGATGAATTATTAGTAAAATTCACGACTCCAGCTAATGAAGTTGGTTTCTTTCGGATGATTAATGTAAATGATGTAAAAGGTGATTTAGGCTTGGGAAGTGGAAGGTATTATTTTGTAAAGGGTACGCATATTAAGGGAGTCAAGGCAATTAATAAGGATAGAATGATTAAGATTAATAGTGATGAATGCCAAAGATTTGATTCATTATTTGAAGACTTTAATTACTCAACAAATACTATTGAGGTTTAGAAATTGGATAATTTTATTTCAAAGATTATAGAAGCAGTAATGATATTATGCTTTATTGCTTTTATCTTACTTACAGGATTATCTATTGCATATAATATTTAAGTCAGCTTAACGGCTGGCTTTTTATTTTGGAAAGCGGCTGGTTCAATTCCAGCCCGTCAGGTTGTCCACGATGACAATAAAATAAGATATTTATTGCCCAAGCCTAGCTCAATTGCTGGGCTTTTTTGTTTGGAGGATGCGCGATGAACCAAAAAGAAATAGATAGAGCAATTAAGGCAATGCATAAAGCATTCCATGACATTGCAGTACAAAAAATGCTAGAAAAGGAAGAGCAAGAAGTCCAAAAAGCTCTTCAAAGTCCTTTAGATAAAAAGAAAAAAGCATATGATGATTATCATAAATTCGTGAGGTCATTATAGTGTTTCAAAATTTACACCGGGAGTGCTGGTTCAATTCCAGCTCGCCAGATTATATACAATTCATTACCAAAGCTTAGCTAAATGGCTAGGCTTTTTGTTTTAGGGAAGGTGGTGTGGTGAAATGGTATGAAAAAAGTGGACAAAATTGGACAAACCGGGCCATTTTATCAGTTAGATAAAAGGCGTAGAAAAGCTGTTAAATTGCTGTTTGAAGACGAATTGACTGACGAGGAAATTGCTAAGTCTGTCCAACGTCGTAGATCTACACTGGATAACTGGAAAAACGACGAGTTATTCAAAGCAGCACAAAGTCAATATAGTCGTTTGGTTATTCGTAAATCCTATGAAAGCAATGCAATACGTAAATTAAACAAATTGCTGGATGCAAAATCCGAAATGGTTCAATTGCAGGCGGCTAATTCCATCTTGAAACTTTCAGGAATGTTAGCCGAAAATAGCACACCTGAGTTAGATAAAGCCAAAGCGCGTAAGGCAAATGCCGAAGCAGATATTACTGAATGGAAGCGGGATGAACTAACTGGTCGTAATGACAGTAATGATAAGACCGTATTAATTGACGATATTGGAGGGATTGATGATGGCGACGATCAAACTTAGCCGCATGGTCAACCCGCACTTCTATCCAATGTGGACGACTGACAAGCCATACGTGATCTGTAAGGGTGGTCGTGGGTCGTTTAAGTCGTCAGTAATTAGCTTGAAACTGGTTACTATGGTTAAGCATTGGACGACGCTAGGACGCAAGGTCAACGTGATATGCGTACGTGAAAACGCTAGTTATTTACACGATTCAGTTTACAGCCAGATCAGATGGGCGTTATCCATGCTTGATCTGGACAGCGAATATAGCTTTTATAAATCACCGTTGCGTATTACTCATAAGCGCACCGGTAGCACGTTCTATTTTTATGGCGCTGACGATCCAATGAAGCTCAAGTCAAACATTGTGGACAACGTGATCTCCGTGTGGTTTGAGGAAGTTGCCAATCTAAAAGGCCCAGACGTATTTGACCAAGCTATCCCAACGTTTGTTCGGCAAAAGCCAGATTATGTGGATCATGTGACGGTTTACTATTCGTATAACCCACCTAAAAACCCGTATGACTGGATTAACGAGTGGGTCGCCAAGCAGGAACAGAACCCTGACTATTATATCGATACATCGACTTATTTAGACGATAAGTGGGGCTTTACTAGCGAGCAACAGCTAAAACTTATCAACCAATATAAAGAAAACGATCTCGATTACTACCGCTGGCTTTATCTTGGTGAGGTTGTCGGTCTTGGCACTAACGTCTACAACATGGATAACTTTCATCCCTTGCAAGAGTTACCAGACGATGACCCGATCATTAACGTTTATTACTCCGCTGATACAGGTCACGAGATTTCCGCCACCACGTGTAGTGCTTATGGATTAACACGCAAACGCAAGGTAATTTTGCTGCGGACTTACTACTACTCACCGCAAGGCAAGTCACACAAGAAGCCACCTAGTGAATTAGCCAAAGACCTGCACGACTTTATCCAAGAGACAACGAAGTGGATTGGCATGAAGCCTCGTAAGCTAACCATCGATTCGGCAGAAGGCGCTATTGATAATCAGTATTACAATGATTATGGCATTCACTGGCACAAGGTTAAAAAGCTAAAGAACATTGATATGGTTGACCGTGTGCAAGACTTACTTGCGCAGGGCCGCTTTTACTATTTAGATAACGAAAGCAACCAAATCTTTATTGAGGAACATCGAAAGTATCAATGGGACGAGAAAACACTGCAAAGTGACAATCCCAAGGTTATCAAGGTTGACGACCATACCGTAGATTCCTTTAAATATCTTTGTCGCGATTGTGAGATGGATTTCGGCCTAAAGTGGGGGAGGTGATCGCTTGGGTGTGTTTAGTACGATCAGAAACTGGTTTAGGAAAGGAGGTGCAACGCTAGGCATGGTAAAAGAGTTGACAAGCATTACAGACGACCCAAGAATCTCAATCTCGAGCGACGAATATGATCGAATCGCTGTGGCCGAGCAATACTACCGGGATGACTTGGGTAAGGTCAAATACAAGAACTCGTACGGGAACCAGCAAACTCGCGATTTGATGAGTATCAACGTCACTAAAATGGCGGCACGACGGTTATCAAGCATTATATTTAACGAGCAATGTACAGTAACGGTTGCTGACGATCAAACCAATGAACTGGTGAATGAGGTCTTTAAAAACAACGACTTCTATAATCAATACGAGGAGAAGCTTGAAGAAGCGATCGCACTAGGCGGTGGTGCTATCCGTCCTTATGTGGACAACGGTGAGATTAAGCTAGCATGGATTAACGCTAACCAATTCTATCCTTTACATTCTAATAAAAATGAGATTGACGAAGCGGCAATCGCTAGTCAAACGACCGTCACAGAAAACGGTTCAAATGCTTATTACACTTTGCTAGAGTTCCACCAATGGAACGATGATGGCAGTTATCACATTACTAACGAGTTATACCGGTCTGACAGTGCTAACTCTGTGGGCGTACAGGTACCGTTAGATAGCCTAGACGAATACCAAGGATTACAGCCGGAAGTCACTCTAACTGGCCTTAAATCACCGCTATTTGCCTATTTCAAGACACCAGGAGCAAACAACAAGCGTTTAGACAGTCCGCTCGGGTTGGGACTGGTTGACAATTCAAAGAAGATCATTGACGCAATCAACCAAACGCACGATTCCTTCTATTGGGAAGTTAAGATGGGCCAACGACGGGTAGTCGTTCCTGCTGAAATGCTACGTCCTGGTGCCAGCTATGGTAATAACGAGGTTGACCAACTTCGGCCGCCAGTATTTGACGATGACGAGAACGTTTTCGTCCAAATGTATGGCGATGACGAGATGAAGATCACCGACCTTACTACTCCGATTCGTAATGACCAGTATCAACAGACAATGGACTTCTTCTTGAGTGAATTTGAGAATGCCATTGGACTATCGCAAGGTACGTTCACCAGTACACCAAGTGGAATTCAAACCGCTACGGAAGTTGTTTCCAACAACTCGATGACCTACCAAACACGGTCTAGCTATTTGACCCAAGTTGATAAGCAAATTAAGGCTTTAGTGGTGGCAATCCTTGAGCTAATGGAATGTGGACAGCTGTTCACGGATGGTAAAGCTCGCTGGACTGGTGATCCCGAAAGCGTTGATATTAACATCGATTTCGCTGATGGTGTGTTTACCGACAAGAACACACAGTTTACTCAAGATTCGCAAGCTGTTTCCATTGGTGTTTTATCCAAGAAGCGCTTTTTGATGCGCAATTACAGCTTAAGCGAGGAGCAAGCCGATCAATGGTTGGCAGAGTTAGACGATGAACAGCCTGAGTTTAGCAATCCGTTTGAGGACAAGCAGGGGCCTGACGGTGATACAAGCGCAGGTGCTGAATGATGGGCGCACTTGAACGTTTTGAAAAAGAAGCTGGCAAAATTGCTGACGCGTATGCAGCTCTTGAAGATCAGATCTTTGGCTTGATTATCAAAGTCTTAAAAGACGGCGACTATAAGCACGTAGATCAAAAAGACGTTGTTATGTGGCAAATGAAACAGCTACAAAAGATTGGACAACTCAATCAGGAAACGATCAACCTTGTGGCTCACACGGACGGGATCAGCGAACAGGCAGTCACCGACCTAGTTAAATTCCATGGTATGCAAATATCAGATGAGGTAGACCGTGAAATTAAAGACACCGCAGGGGATAAGAAGAGTGTTTCTAACGACGTTTACCAGTTAATCGGGGGAATTGCCGCTCAGACGTGGCAAGATCTCCAAAACAACGTAAATGAGGGCTTGGTTAGTCGAAATTATGGCGACTCAATCGTGACCAAGGCTTACCGTAAGGTGCTGACAGAGTCAACGGCCGCAACCGTGTCAGGGGTAATGACCCATGATGACGCTGTAAGAAGCGCAATGTACAGAATCGTGGACAAAGGTTTGCCAACGAAGCTAACAGACAAAGCGGGTCACACTTGGTCAATTGAGAGCTATACTCGCATGGTGGTTTCAACCACAGTTCATAGGACTTATAACGAGGTTAGAACTAAGCGCATGAAGGACTTTGGCATGACGGTTGCTTTGATGAGCAGTCACCCCAACAGCCGTCCCGCTTGCGCACATATTCAAGGCAAGGTGGTCAACCTTGTTCCGCATGGTGACCCGGCTTATGATCCACGTTTCCCAACGATTTACGACTATGACTACGGTGAACCAGCAGGTACGCTGGGAATTAATTGCCGGCACGTCTTGTCACCATTTGACCCAGAAATAAACGAGAATAATCAACCCCAGTATGACCCAGAAGAAGCGATCGAGAACGGCAAATTAGTACAGCAACAGCGAGCCAGAGAACGGGCTATCAGGGACGCTAAGAAACGTTTGATGGTAGCCCAAGAGTTTGGCGACCAAGACGCCATTAATCGTGCCAAGACGCTTATACGGGCTAGGCAAGACAAGCTTAGAAGCTTTATCAAAGATACTAACACCGATAAAGGCAAAACGATCCTCACCCGAGAATACAGCCGGGAACAAATAGTTAAATAGAAAGATTCGACCTGAGTACGTCGTTAAACTGCTCTTTTATTATGCAAATCTAGCTACGTGGAGCGTTCCACGTAAAAAATAAACGTTAGGAGAGATTAGCATGAAGCGTGAATTTTTAAAGGACATGAAGCTAACGGACGAACAGATCGACGCCATTATGGCTGAGAACGGTAAGGACGTGAACAGTTTAAAGGAACAGGTCAACTCCCTAACTACTGAGAAGGATGGCCTGCAATCCCAACTAACTGATCGCGATACCCAGCTCAAAGATCTAAAAGGTAAGGTCAAGGACAGCGACGAGCTGACGGCTGAGATTGATAAGCTGCAAAAGGCCAACAAAGAAGCGAAGGAAAAGTACGAAGCCGATTTGACCGCCCAGCAAAAGTCATTCTTGGTTGATAAGGCGTTGGCTAGTGCTGGAGCACGAAATGCGAAGGCTGTGTCGTCACTACTTGACCTGGACAGTGTGGAAGTAAAGGATGGCCAACTGACCGGACTTGATGATCAACTGAAGGCTTTGCGCGAGTCCGATGGCTACATGTTCAAGGAAGATCCACAACCAAGTGATCCTCAACCACAAGGTGGGGTTCGAATTACAGGCGGGCAACCTAATCCAGAAGGGGCGCCGAAGACGATTGATCTAGCACATGCAAGCTATCAAGAAATTAAGGCGTTCAAGGATGAACACCCAGATGACTTTGCCAAGATGGCAGCAGAAACAAATTAGGAGGATATATAAATGGCAGATTTAACTACTCAACTCGCTCAAATGATCGACCCGCAAGTGATGGCGCAAATGCTTCAAGCACAGCTTCCACAAGCGGTACGTTTCTCGGCGATTGCACCAATTGATACGACCTTACAAGGGCAAGCAGGGGACACGATTACGGTGCCGCGTTACAAGTACATTGGTGATGCCCAAGACGTGGCCGAAGGCGGGGCAATCCAATACAACCAACTGCAAACGGCAACCCAACAGATCACCATCAAGAAGGCAGGGATCGGGGTTATGCTTACTGACGAAGCAGTATTATCTGGTTACGGTGACCCAGCAGGTGAAGCGACTCGGCAAATCGGGATGTCCATCGCTTCAAAGGTTGACAACGACATTCTGGCTACTGCTAAGAACGCTAAGTTAGTTGTTCAACACGCAATCGACTTGGACTTAATCGACCAAGTTAGCGCTCAATTAATTGATAACGTTTCCGACTTCAATTACGAAGGCGATGACACGCAAGCTGGTGTTCTGTTCCTCAACCCGAAGGACGCTGATGCCTTACGCAAGCTGGCATCTAACAACTGGACGCGTGCTACCGAGCTAGGCGATCAAATGCTGGTTAATGGGACGTTTGGTGAATTGTTAGGTTGGCAGATTGTTCGCACTCGTAAGTTAGCCGTTGGCTACGGTCTGGCTGTCTTACCAGGCGCCTTAAAGACCTACCTCAAGCGTGATGTTAACCTTGAAACTCAACGGGACATCGACCACAAGCTGACGAAGGTCAACGCCGACAAGATCTACGGTGTAGCCATCATGAACGACGCTAAGATCGTGCAAATCAAGCCAGCTACTAGCACTGGGTCTAACTAAGGAGGGCTAGACGATGGCATACCTGACGTTTGATGAGTATTCATCGTTTAGCACCACAGTTACTCAAGAACAGTTTAGTACCCTTGAGCAACAAGCGGAGTACGCCATCGATGATGCAACTCACGACTACTACCAGCTAAACAGTTTGATTGACGATCACAATCAACGGCGGGTCCGTGACTTTAAGCGGGCGGTCGCTGAACAGATCAACTATTACGCTTTCATTGGTAGCGCTAAGAGCTACGAACAAGAGAGCGATGATTTTAAGTCAGTCAGGATTGGCAGGTTGGAGTTAACCCCGAATAGTAGTGTTGCGGCCACCACTAAACACGGCCTTTGCCGCGAATCTTACCAGCTACTTGGGAAGCACGGTTTACTTTATCGGGGGGTGTCGTGATGATTCCCCGCATTCCTAAAAGATTGTGCAACCAAACTATTACAATGTTTATTCCGACCGGCAAGCTGGATAAGTATCGTAATCCGGTAACGCAGTCGCAAGAGATTAACCACGTAATGGTGCAACCACAGACAATTTACTCTGGGTCAAACAACGATCGTACGGTTACAGCTAACGCGATCATTTATTTGTTCGCTGGAGTGTCAGATCCATTGCCTATGCTCACGCCTGACTGCGTGGGCTGGCATTTAACGTTCGAGGGCCGTGATTATGCAATTACGACCTTTGTTGACAATCGTGAACCTTATTCCAACGAGGTTTATTCTTACGAGCTGGAGGTGATCTAGTGGCAAAGGTTGATGTCAATCTTAATCTAGGCCGGCGATTTTCGGCTGCTAACGTCAACAAAGCGCGCTATGTTATGGCGAACCAAATGATGAAGGATATGGACTACTTTGTTCCATACAGAGAGGGCCATTTAAGCGATTCGGCCCACATTAACGCTAACGGGTCAGAAATTACTTGGTCAACGCCTTATGCTCGCGCACAGTTTTATGGTTTCATCACTAACTACAAGACCGGGCGTCAGAGCAGAATTGTGAATTACACTCACAAGCGGACAGGATCCCCATCTCGGCGGTGGGATTTACGGGCTAAGGCACTATATAGCCAGCAATGGGCCGACTTGGCTAAGAAGAGCCTGCTGGGAGGTTCGGATGGATTTAACTGATCGCTTGGTTGAGCAAATCAACCATCTTGGCTTACCTGCAACGGTCTATGCTGCTGCGGTAACAGGCAAAGAGGATCCAGAAATGGGGTTGCTAGTCCTCCCTAACTCGCAAATCATTTCATCTGATCTAGTTGGCAATAAGGTTGTCAACTTTTTGTATGAGGTCGTTATGCGAGGTACAGATGAAGGGCAAATCAATGATGCATTGTGGAAGATCGCCAACTTAGTCGGTAGCGATGATTTTCACGTTGAGAGTGCTAATGGATCGTTTATCTATGATCAAGCGCAAGTGACGTCATTCCCGACGATGACAGGAGTTGATCTTAAAGGGTCGCTTAACTATGTCTTAGACTTCACGATTCAAGTAGAAACTTTTGGATAGAAAGGAAGATTAAATAATGGCAGTTAAAACAAATGGGATTGTCCTTGCCAGTCGGTACAAGTACTTTATCGACACGACCGGGGGGACGAATTTAACCGACCTGACGGATGCTAAGTTCGCCCGGTTAGGTTCTGGATTTACTGGGACGACGTTCTCTGGTAACGAAACGACAATCAACAACACGTATCTAGACGATGAAGGGTTCGGGTCAACTGACGTTGTCGGCAAGCGGTTCTCTTTCGCCTTTACTGGGGTAAAGATGGCTAATGACCCGGCACAAGAATACGTGATCGGCTTGCAAAACAAGTTAGGGACTGACCTGGAGACTCGGTTCCTGGTTGTTGACCCTAATGGCAACCAAATGATCGGTGTAGCGGTTATCTCAGCGTTAGTGCCTAATGGTGGTAACTCAAACGCAGGGGCTACTCTGACCTTTACGGTCAACATTCAGGGCAAGCTTTTCCACCTCACTAACCCAATTCCAGTAACGGCGGATGCTGAAGACGACACGATCTCACCAAAGATTGACGGCATTACGCTTGATGCAACCACATCGACTAGCAACGCTGCAACTGGTGGAACGACGCCAGCTTCGTCTGCGGCCGGTAGCCAAGGTTAATAATTAGTACGCATTAAATTGCATTAAATCGCCTACGAAATAAACAGTACTTAACAGGGCGGTTAATAGGAGGTAAAAACATGGCATTAGTTCTTAACTTAAATGATTACAAAGCACCACAGCTTGAGGTTGATTTTGGTTTTAAAAAGGTATCAGTTGCACTAACCGATGACACCACTAGCAAGATGTCGGCGTTTATGGTTGATGCTAAAAAGATGCTCAATGATGCCGATAAGCTCACTGACGATGAGCTGGCTAAACTCCCACGTCCAGAGGCAAAGAAACGTTTGGAGAACGTCTTAGGGGATGCACGTGATCTACTGGAAGGCGCATTTGATGAGCTGTTCGACGAACCAGGCTTAGGCGCTGAACTTTATAAGCGCTTAGGCAAGTCTACCGTATCATTAGCAAACGTATTCTCACGTGTCAATGATGAGGTCAACAATGCCAACCAAAGTAAGGAAGATAAAAAGCTCAATCGTTACAACCGACGAAACAACAGCCACAAGAAGAAGTGATTAAATGCTCTCACTCACTGAAGAACTAACACAATCGATTGCTTATCAAGGCCGTGAATATCCTATCGACCTGTCTTATGACAACGTCTTGCGGTTTTATCAGCTCCTCGATGATGCTGACTTCGACGAGGGTGAGAAGATTATCGCGGCGTTTCATATCTTTTTCGATGAGGAAGTCCCTGACGATCCGGAATTTCTAACGAACGTGGTTAGACTATTAGGTGAGTACGTTAGTGATAGCCCGTATGGTGGCGACACGGCAAGCTCACAAGACGATCAAGCACCTGTTAGGTACTTTTCATTTCAGCAAGACGCACCTGCGATCTACGCATCGTTTATGGAGCAATACGGGATCGATCTGATTAAAGAGCAGGGCAAGTTACATTGGGACAAGTTCAAGGCTTTGCTCGATGGACTGGGGCCTGATACGCAGTTTAGACGGATCGTTTCGATTAGACAGCGAAGCACTGATGGTTTAGAGGGCGAAGAGCTTTCGGCGCTGATGGAGCAACAACAATATTATCGATTGACTGACGGGGCTTCGGTTGATGCACAGACCCAACGGACTGACGCAATGCTAGACGCCCTTTTCAAACAATAGAAAGGAGGTAAAGCATGGCAGCAGACGGTAAAGTCACAATCGAAGTCGATTTAAGCACAAGCAAGGCTAAATCCGACGCTGAACAGGTCGAACAGATCTTAAAGGATATCGGCAAAGATATTCCAGGTGTTGAAGTCAAAGTATCCACTACCAACGCAAACCAAGAGGTTTCTGATCTCAAGAAGAACCTGGATAAGGTCCCGGACAAGAAAGAGACCAGATTTAGCGGCGACGGTACGCAAGCGGCACATGAAGCTGAAAAGGTCAAAGCCGAAACTGACAAAGTACCGGATAAGAAGATTACCCGTTATGAAGCCGACACCGAAGAAGCAAGTAATCATATTGGCCTACTTGGTCGTGCTCAACAGCAAGCGGAAGGCAAGTCTACGAGCTTTACCAGCGCTTTAAAGGGCACGGCTGTTGGGATGGGAATTTACCAGATAGCAGCCAAAGCCGCTAGTGCGGTATCAGAACAATTTGCTGGCGCGGTTAGCCGCTTTGACACCCTGAACAACTTCCCAAAAGTCATGGAATCGATGGGAGCAAGTAGTAAGCAAGCTCACCAAGCGATCAAGACGTTATCTGATGGCATTCAAGGCTTGCCAACATCCCTTGATGAAGTAGCAACAACGACACAAGTCTTTATGCCGTTGTCTAAAAATGCTAATGAGGCGGCTAAGGCAACCCTTGCTTTAAACGACGCCTTTCTAGCATCTAACGCTACTACCGCCGATGCATCGCGTGGACTTGAACAGTACAAGCAAATGCTTGCTAACGGCAAGGTTGACCTGATGGGTTGGCGGTCAATTGAAGAAACGATGCCCGCATCCTTGCAAAAGGTTGCTAAGTCCTTCGGGATTGCTAGTGGATCGACGCAAGAACTGTATCAACAGCTAAGTAGTGGGAAGATCACCATGAAGGAGCTGAATGAACGCTTCATTCAACTTGATGGCGGTGCAAATGGTTTCCACAAGACAGCCTTGCAAGCCACCGACGGGATCGGAACCGCTTTTAAGAACATGGGAACCCGGACGAAGATCGCGCTTGCCAACGTTTTAACCGGTTTTAACGACATGGTTAAGACTCTCACCGGGTCGTCAATTGGTGGGAACATCAACAAGATGACGTCGCAGTTTGGCAATCTGGGTAAAGCTGGCCAACAAGCGTTTGAGGGATTAGGCAAACGGCTCAAACCACTTACACCAGCTTTTAAAGCATTAGGCGACATTATTGGAACGATATTTTCCGCCGCCGCGACTACTTTTAAGGATGTAAGATCAGCCATTTCCAGCCTAACTTCGCCACTACAAAACAGCTCAAAGTTTGCCAAGCCACTTAATGATGCACTCAAAGGCATTGCCAGTCATAAGACAGCTTTAAAGGCTGTCGGTGCCGCCGTAGCATCAATAGCGGAGGGGTTTGTAGCTTACCAAGTTGTTGTGGGTACAATTAACCTCGTTACGATGGCAATTGCTGGTTTAAGAGCGGCAATGGCACTACTTAGTGCGGTGATGGACGCCAACCCAATCGGCTTGACAGTAGCCGTAGTGGTGGCTCTTGGGGTTGCCTTTATGACGGCCTACAATCATTCAAAGACATTCCGAGATGGCATTAACGCGGTTATTTCTGGTATTAAAGTTGGCTTCAGTGCCGCTTTGTCTGCGGTTAATAGCTTCTTTAAGACTGTCGGAAAGTTCTTTACCGGCCAGCTAGGTTGGGAGAAGGCAATCTCCAAAGAATTCTCTAAGATCGTTGATACGATCGGCAAATCACTTAGCAAGCTAGGTGGCACCCTTAAAAAGATTGGTAAAGCGGCGATTATGGCGTTTGTTTACGCTCTTGCCTTGCCAATTGGAATTGGAATCAAGATCATGCAACCGCTAATCAAAGGCATTACGTCAGCGATCAGCAAGCTGTGGCCACAAGTTAAAAAGGTATGGCAAAATGCGTGGAACGGGCTAGTAGCTATCGCTAGTGCAATCTGGAAGCCAATCTCCAAGCCTATCCAAGCGGGACTTAAGCTAATCCAATCATTAATTATGGCGGGGTTAAAGCTCATATCCCGTATATGGCAAAACGAGGTCAATTTCTGGGGCAATATCATCTCGATCGTGTGGAACACGATTAAAAAAGTCGTCACCGCAGGGATGCGAGCCCTTGAAATGATCATTACACCGGTTCTCAAGGCGATTTCTAACGTCTGGAATAACACCTGGAATGCGATTAGTGATTTCTTCGGCAATATCTGGAACGGAATGAGCAAGACCGGGAGAAAGACCTTTGGCGGTATCCGTGACTGGGTTGAAGACATCCTCGATGCGATCAGCAAGAAGTGGTCTGACATCTGGAATGGAATTGCCTCAACATTCTCGTCAATCTGGGACGGCATTAAGAGTGTCGCAAAATCAGGTTGGAACGCCATTATCGGCTATATCAATACCGGTGTTGATGGTATTAACTCTGTTATCCACTTTTTCGGTGGCAAGAGTGACACTGTACCTAAGCTCAAGAAACTTGCACATGGGACGTCAGCTAACGATCGTGACGAGTTAGCACTTGTTAACGATGAAGGTGGCGACACATACCAAGAAGCAATCGTGCGGGCTAATGGGAAGGTTGAAATCCCGAAGAACCGGAACCAACTGGTATTCTTGAACCGTGGGGATGAAGTCATTCCGGCCAAGAAGACGGCAGAAATGTTCGGCTTAAATCAGTACGCTAAGGGCAAAAAAGGATGGCTATCAGCCGCATGGGACAACGTCAAAGACTGGGCCGGTGACACCTTTGAAGCGATTGAAGATGCACTCAAGGATCCATTAAGCGTGCTGACGGGCCTATTTCATAAAGGCAAGAACAACGCAACGGCTGTTTGGCACGACGTGGGCGAGGGTGCCGCTAACTACTTACCGAAGGCGGGGGCTGAATGGTTTAAAAAGGAGCTTCAAAAGCTTGAAGATGCTTTAACGCCATCCAATCCAAGCGGATCTGGTGTGCAACGGTGGAAACCGTACATTGAAAAGGCGTTTAAAGAACTCCACGCAAACGCCACCGAAGCGAAGATTAACAAGTTACTCCGGCAGATCCAGACCGAATCTGGTGGTAACCCGACCGTTAAGCAACATATTAGCGATGTTAACTCTAGAGCCGGTCACCCGGCGCAAGGTTTGCTCCAATTCATCCCATCAACCTTTAATGCGTGGGCGGTTAAAGGGCATGGTCAAATTCTTAATGGGTACGACCAAATCTTAGCCGCTATCAACGCGCTGGAACATGGCGGTGAAGGTGGCTGGGGTAACGTCGGTAATGGTCACGGCTGGGCTAATGGTGGTTGGGCTGATCGTCCTTCAATTTTCGCAGAAGTTGATGGCGAAAAAGAACTCGCAATCAATCCCGCCCGGCCAACGTCTGAACGTCATATTTTGGAAGCGATCCGGGCAAGAGCAGCTAAGTCACCAAATGGCTTTGCAGCACAACTTAATCAGATTATTGCTCGCCAACAAACGGCAAGCCACCAAATTCAACCTGCAACTCCATCCGCTAACGAAGTTCCAACATTAGGAAATGGTGGACGAGTAAGTGGGAACTTAACAATGAACTTTGTGGTCGATGGTACGACGATGGCTCGTGTTACTTATCCAAAGTACAAGGCTTTGATGGCACATGAAATTACAATTCGTGGGGCCGGTGGTGCTGTTCCAGTTGGGCAAGCTATCCCGGTAGGAGGTGGATTCTAATGGCTTCAATCATGATTAAGCATCTTGACGGTAAAACCTATGACTTGGACGCGTTAGGCTTTCGAGTAGCGTCTTACAATCCACCCACAGCAAGCGTGACCTATACCTACCAGCAGATTGGTAACTACGGCACTACGCTAACAGGAGCACAAACGGCGCAGTTAGTAATTCCATTAACGGTGGTAATCACTGCACGGGATATGAATGACTATCGCCTGCAATTGATCGAGCTACACAAGATCTTTTACACCGATGAATATTTCTACGTTTATGACAGTAATATTCCATACTTGCGCTATAAAGTCAGAGCTGAGCAGATCGCACCAACGCAAAACGGTAACTTTTGGCAGTCAAACAACGTTACGATTAACTTAGACTGCCCTAGTGGCTACGCTGAAACGATTAACACATCTTTAGAATTGTCAGACGATCCTAACCTTGTGGGCTTCGGTCTTAACTATATGACTGACAGAAAATTTACAGCGCGATTCAACTCGACAGATTTTACCTTTACAAATATCGGCCTAATTCCGCTCCAGGCCGACGAACGGCCGGTCACGATCACGTTTAACGGTTCAGTTGCGAGCGCTCTGACGATCACTAACCAGACGACTAGCCAGTCACTCAAGATCACCCATCAGCTAAGCCCGTCGGATAGCCTGGTGATCGTTGGCTTCATGCCGACGGTAAACGGAACACCGATTTATGGTGATTCAGACCATGGCTATCTTGATTTTGCACGTGGAGACAATCAAATCCACATAGATGGAGCAACCAGCTTCACGATTAATTTTGACACTCGGTTCTACTACTAAGGAGGTGGTAACGTGTTGGGAATCCCAGTTAAAGACTATAAAGGTAATCAAGCGGTAGCTCTTGCTTACGCCGTATCAATTACGGACACGATTAACAGCTTCCCGACTTTGTCATTTAGCTTTGACGCAACGGGCCAGAATCTCCAAGTTGAGGGGATGATCGGGCCAGACACGACCTTCACAGTTGACGGTCAACAGTACCGCTTAACCACGTCTAACCCGGTCCCTAACGCGTCATATCGGGTATACGCCATCACAGCTACACACGTAGGCTATGACTTACACGGTGTTTATCAGAAAGCCACTTTAACAGGATTGCAGTCACTCAAGGCGTGCTTGGATCTAATGACCCAAGACACGTCTTTTAAATATCAGGTCGATGGAAATTTCTCCGATCATGATTTTGGAACAGATACGATTGGCAATGGCCATGGTGATGATATTCTGTCGGCAATCGCTCAAGCATGGGCTTGCGAATACTGGTTTGATAATCAAACGGTACACATTGCTAAAACAATTGGCACCAATGATTCTTTTGTCTTTGTCGATCGGGTCAACACGACTTCGATCTCATATAACGAAGATTATTCAAACATGTATACAGCTATACACGGCTACGGTAAGCAAAACGAGCAGGAAACGTCAAGCAATGACGAACCGGTGACCACAACCAATAAAAGTGACTTTATCAACTACGTTAAAAGCTTTGTGGGCAAGGTACCGTACTTGTGGGGTGGTAGCTCAACGAGCGGTTGGGACTGTTCAGGTTTTGTGGCTTATGTATACAACCACTATGGTGTGGCAATGCAACAACCAACAACGAATGAAGAGTATCAAGGGTCAGTCGTTAACCCGCCTTATCAGACCGGCGACATGTTGTTCTGGGGTGCACGTGGGAGTACTTACCACGTGGCACTAGCGCTTGACTCTAACACGCTAGTGATGGCCGCTAACGAGCAACGAGGCACGGTCATACAACCGATTAGCGCTTGGCCACCGGATTTCGGCGTCCGTAATGCGTCAATGAGCGCTAAGTTGCAAGACACGGCAACCGGCGATTCTAACGTAACAACTGATTTACCTGTTACTTACACGTGCGAGGCTGATTACATTAGCCCGTTGGTTGATAAGGGCGTTAGCAAACGGTGGGACTCGCCTTTTACAAGTGACACGATCACCGATGAGGCAACGCTTATAAATGCTCTAAAGGCTAAGCTCCATGATTATCCCGATGTTCAATACACGATGAGTTGGGTCAATTTCAAGGGCAAGGCCCTTAACTTTGATAACAACATTAAAGTAGGCAATACGGGTTGGATCAGAGACCGGTATGGGACTGACGTTTCCGTGCGGATTCAAAGCTACACCAAGTACCTTGATGGCATGGTAGGAAACAACTCAACAATTACCTTTGGTAACAAAATTTTCGGTTCATCAATCTGGGACACTAGAGCCCAGCAACTAGCGGATGCGCAATCTTTGATCAAACAGGAGATTCAACGGATGACCGCTAGGCAAAACATCGTTCGATCAGACGATGTGCCAACACTAACAGAGAAGGAGGTGGCTAATCTTGAGCAATATATCGGATCAAACGACTCAACCAAGTAAGACCCGGCTAATTATCGGCGAAGTTGGGGTAGACACCGAAACCGGGATTATCGGTAAGGGTCACTCCTATGACAACGGCAAGACTTTTACTGTCGACGATACCATTTATGGAAGAATCTATAATGCAGATGACCACGGCAGAATTTGGCAGGGTATTCAAGATAAAGTAGCTAAGGTCGTGGAACCGGCTAAAAGCGCCGCCAACAGTGCCGTAGCGTATGCCAACGATGCAATCAAAAATTCACGAGTCAACAGCCAGGCGATCGATGATATCAACTCGGCCGTCACGGAAGCCAAGCAAGGCGCTAACGATGCGATGAGCCGGGCCATGAGTGCGTGGGACGTTGCTATCGGTGCTAAAAGCGCCGTGACAGACTTTGATCCGCTCCTCAAACAGGCACAGTCGGACGCTAAGGCGGCCGGCAGTAGCGCGGTTGCACTAAGGGCTGACGTGGACAAGGTGACGTCGCTAGTTAACGACCCCAAAACCGGGCTTAACGCGACTTACCAAACAGCGGCTGGTAACGCAACCACGATTAGCAACGTCAAGAGCGACGTTTACCAGTTGGAGACTACCGCTAATGGCTTAACGTCACGTGTAGGCAATCTTGAGAGCAAGACTAACACGCAAGAAACGGCTATCGAGCAGAATAAAAATGCGATCGCGTTGAAAGCTGACCAAACCGATGTGAACACCTTAAAAGGTAACGTCACGAGCTTACAAGCCGAAGTCACCACGCAAGCCAACGAGATTACAACTAAGGTTACTCAGTCCGACGTGACCGGCATGCTGACCGGCTATGCGACACAAAATTACACTCAATCACTTGTCACACAGAAAGCGAACGACTGGAATCTAAACCTCACCAACCTTAAAACCGATGTGAACGCGATAAAGACGACTGGAGGTGGGGTCAACCTTGCTAATGGCACAAGTTCAAAAGACCAATCATCTGGTAATGCTAGTCAGACAACAGGCTGGAATACAACTACAATCGCTACTTTTGATAATCCGCAAGCAGGGCAACAATACACAGTAAGCGTTAACACTAAAAATAACGGTGGTAATTGGAAAATACAGATCTGGGACGGGACTAGCCCTACTAACCGGGTCAATTGGGTATGCAGTAGTAGCTCTAACTTAATACAGGGGAAGAATAATTCGTTCACATTTACTTGGCCGAGCGGTAGAAATCAATATCTAATCGCACAATTGGCTAATAGCAACGATGGTGGTCAGATAGTCTGGAATAGTGCAATGCTCGAAGAAGGCACCGTTGCACATACCTGGTCACCCGCACCAAGCGATATGGCAACGGTAACCAGCGTGACGAACCTGTCGGCAACGGTGGACGGTATCCAGGCGCAGGTTTACAACTCAGATGGGTCGAGCAAAATCACTCAGCTATCTAATCTGATTGCGACTAAGGTATCGCAAGGCGACTACAACTCGCAGATCAATCAGCTCAATAACGACATCAATCTTCGGGTTAAATCGGCTGATCTAATCAGTCAAATCAACCTGCAAGCGGGGACAGCCTTAATTCAATCCAACAAGTTAGTTCTTGACGCCAAGACGACCGTCTTCACAGGCGATGCGTTCATTCCGAGTGCGGCGATCAGTAGTATTAGCGCGGATAAGATCATGCTAGGCTCATCGGCACTGTACAACTCCGATGGGACACTTAATCTGGTCAATCAAAGTAACGGTCTCAAGGCACTTATCCAGGTCAAGCAAGGCTTAGTCCAAGATACGACGCAATCAATCATTAGCTTTGCGAGTGACTACAACAACCGAGCATTTTCGGTAACGCCAATTGGCGCAACAATTACACCAACGTTGTTTTTCGAGCGATATGATCAAACTGCCGGGCATTGGCTTGGCTTTACTCGTAACGAGGTCCGCCGAGATGGCCTGATGTTTCATACGTGGGATGACGAAGGCGAACGCTTTTTCGTCGGCTGTCATGCACGATTTGATCGCAATATCTCGGTTGATGGTGTGATTTATCAAGGCACGTGGGATGGCACGAATGGTAAGCCGTTAGCTGGGGTTCTGTCGATCCAGTCAGGTAACACGATCTGGTCTGGGAGCGACTATCTGGCGATTGGTGATCATGTCTCTAACGGATATACCAACGTCATGGCCAAAAGTTTTAGCCAACAGTCTACGTTGTCGTCCAAGACCAATATTGAGACGGTCGATCCAAAGGACGCACTCGATTTAGTCAACCGGACCGACATTAGATCGTATCAGTACAAAACCGACGTGGCACAAGGAAAAACTAAGCGCTATGCGTCATTGATCATTGATGACGTTAACGATGTTAGTCAGTATTGCGCACCGGATGAATTTACTAACGAGGAACGGACTGGCCGTGATGATGGATCGGCGGTCGGTTATCTGTTCTTAGCGGTCCAAGAATTAACAAGGCGAATTAAAAATTTGGAGGAAAAATTAAATGGATAACGAAACAATTCAAAACTTAGTCAACGACTACGCAATCGAGTTGGGCACGCTGCACTCAAACTTGGTGATTGAGCGTGCAAATAACCGAGCACTACGAACGCAGCTAGATAAGGCAAACCAGGAACTCAAGGAACTTAAAGACAAGCAAGACGCCGACAAGCAAGACACTACTAAGGAGGACTAAACATGAACGTACAAGTTAATAGTCTCAACTACAACGTCAACCTTCAGGATGGCACAATCGACAGCGCAAAAGTTGGGCTTTATGGTCGTGATGAAACATCTGGCGATTACGTCAATGCGCAGATCAAGGTTGAACAATCTGACCTAGCCGAAGGCGCTACCTTTTTAACGGCTAACCCGGCTGACATTGTGACGATTGCCAAGAAGAAGCTAGCGGCTGACACTGCAATCAAGGACGCAACCACCACTCCTCAAGCTCAATAGGGAGATGGCTAAATGACAAAATTAATTGCCTTTGGGGACTCAATCTTTGAAGGCTGGGATGGGGTCAAGAAAGTTGGTGATAACCAGCGGATCCCGGAGCTAGTCGGCAAGGAGCTGGGCTGGTCGGTTGAAAACTGGGCGATTGGTGGTACCAAGTACGACCAGTCCTATACTGGCTTCCCCGGGATTTTAGACCAACACCCAATCGCAGGTTACGACTATGCGATGTGGATGTATGGAGTTAACAACTTCGGCTGGCCAGATTCTTTAGACACGATCAAGCAGTGCTTGCAAGCCGGGATCGATAAGGCTAAGTCACAGAGCATGGGAACCAAGCTGTTGATTATCTTGCCTACACAAGACTTCCGCTGGGGCGGAACGACACTATACGACATCAATAGCCAGTTTTGGTCGCAAAACCAGCTTGATGACATGATTAAAGAGGTCGCCCAGCAGAATGGGGTGGCCTTTTTAGATTGGCGGGACGACCCGGTCATCACACCGGAAAACTGCGCTGAAACACTTGGCGATGGTGCTAAGGGCGTGCATCCAACGGTGGACACGATGGCCAAACTAGCTAGTCGAATCGCTGACAAGCTCAAGACGATGGGTGGCACCAACGATACACCAGCACCTTCACCATCACCAACCAAGAACACGGCACAACTCAAGCTCGCTCGGCTCACACAAGCGTCCGATCTTCTCGACAACCTAACAAGCAATAACAAGCTTGTGGTTGACTATTTGAACGGCATTGATAGCCAAATAGATAATGTTTTCGCGACAGGAACAATTAACGCTCAAACAGTAACCCCGCCAACTGTGGAAACACTCGGTCGTGAGGTGCGAAACTATCTTTTTAGCGTGTTTGGCTCCCTTGAGATGTACCTAAATAACTTAATCAAGGTAGCCAACTCCTACGGTGTTCTTGACCCGCAAACAGGACAGACTACCGCAACGGTGACTTTAACGCCACCAATGGGTTTGACCCTCGACAGTGACTTCATGAACGCAATCAACGCTTTATGGTCTACGGTCGAATCCACACTCAATAATTTACAGTCTTATGCAAACGAATTTTAAAGGAGGAATACTATGGCAACTCTAGTAGGTGACGCCGCCACTCCGCAAGGTAAGTATGTGGTGCTAGACACCACGGTTGGCTCAACTCGCTCAGTGATCGTCCCACAACTATCTGGACACCAGGGGGACGCTGGGCGAATTGTCTATTTAGCCGTTAAAGATGGCACAACGCCTCACAACATGGATGGCCAAAAGTTAGTTTTAAAAGCCAAAGATGCAAGCGGGACGCCAAAGGTATCTGACACCATGACCGCGATTGATTCATCGGCTGGTGGGCTAGTTCAATTTACGGTACCAGCACAGTTTTACCAAGCTGACGGTCCTTACAGTACGGCTTACTTCGAACTCAGATCCACTTCAAGCGACACGGTCATCAGCACGATCAATGTTTCATTTGAGGTGCTGGAATCGGCCACCATCATGACGACCGGGCAAAGCGCAATCTATAACAACGAGATGAGCAACACGATGGAATCGGTAAATGCATCCATCAACAACCAGCTCCAGGTCTTGCAAGAGCAAGTTAGCAACGCGGCCACATTGGCTAAGACAGCTCAAGCAAGCCTGGACGCTATCATAGCCGCTGCTAAGGCTAACTCGTTTGCTGCGCTGGCTGGTGACAACAACTTTACTGGTAACAACACTTTCAATGGAACGACCACGATCAAAAACCTATCAAGCCCAACAATCGACAGTCTCAATAACACGCTGACTAACAACATCAACGCCGTGGCTAACAGCGTTAACTCACAGTTGGCCGGGAAATTGACGGTAACTGAAAATTGGACGCGGAACTACACGCTGGGTGGAGCTTTCACGGCGCCACAAGGCGGTGCTAATCAGTTCGCATTGAGCCGCTACAAGATTATGGATGGCTTATCAATTATTACTGGGCGTGGTGACTTAGTTGTCAACTCAGACAACGAGTATTTCGAAGGCACGATCACGCTGCCTTGGATCGTTGACAACGCTGACACGGCCTTCGCTCAAATGTACTGGGACTCCAAAGGCGATTACACTTATGCCTTGCCGCACTTAGGTGTGTGGGATAAGACGCTTGGTATCTCCATGAAGGGTCAGCGCAGCAATCAAACGTGTCGGCTCTCCCTCGTGATCTTTACGATGGATCGGTAGTAAAGGAGGCAATTAAATGGCAGTAACAATTGATCCAGTATCCAAGAAATGGGTTATTGATGGTGTGGTCCAAGATGTCTCAGCAGTGGGGCAAAGTGGAGCAACGCCAACGATTGACCAGACAACCGGTCACTGGTTCATCAATGGCGTCGATACTGGAATCCAGGCCATCGGTAAGGACGGTAAGGACGGCGAGAGTGCCTACCAACTGGCGGTGGATAACGGCTATCTGTCTGATCTGGATACTTGGTTGGCCTCGCTTAAAGGCGATAAGGGTGACAAAGGTGATACGGCGTTAAGCGTCAAGGTTGGCTCGGTCAAGTCTGGCGATACAACGACGGTGACTAACTCCGGGACGGATACTGATTTAGTGTTGGACTTTACTTTCGCTCCTAAAGATTTGGAAGGGCTAGCCAGTTATGCTACGCATGACGACCTAAATAGTTATGTAAAGACTTCGGTGCTGACTGGCTACTACACGTCCGCTCAGTTGGATACCAAGCTAAGTGCTAAGGCTGATCTAGCGATGGTGGCCAACATTGCTGACAAGGACACCGTTCAGAGCTTCTCAAACAAGGTCGACCAGCTAACGGCGTTAGTCAACTCACAAGACCAGACGATTGCCGGCTTGCAAACCCAGCTCAACACGGCCTTGGCCCAGCTAAAGACGGTCATGGCTAAGCTCAATTCATCGGCCACAACCACGTCTTCGTCGACCTAGTAGGAGGTGGTCTTATGCAATACAAGCGTAACAACTCATTAATGATCACCAGTATTGAGACGGTGATTATGGGTCTTGTGCTGATTTTCAATCATCCCTACGACGATCCAACGCGCCCGGTTTTCCACGCGATGAATCTTTTCCAAAGCTGGCCAATGTGCGCATCCCTACTGGTGCTAGGCGGAGGAGTGCTAATCTTAACGATTTGCAACTACCATAAGCACTTTGCAGACTTTGTAGCAACTGTGCTAATGGCAGCGTTGTGGATGGCGTACCTGGTTACGTTTTTTGTCCAGGACGCTTTCTTGCAACCGTCCGTCTCGGTAGCCACGATCTTAATCGGCTTTGTTTTTATCCGAATCTTGCTAGACGCTTTCTTCCATTTTGAAAGGGGCGTGTGGATTGGTTAAATGGGACCTTATTTTATCGTTAATCGGCGCTGTTTTTGGTGGTGGTGTGTCAGCGATATTTGCGTGGTTGCAAAACCGTACGACGTCAGATGTTGATCGGCACAATGTGATCTACTCAAGCACAGATAATTTGTCCACTAATCTTCGTGATACGTTAGACCGGCTTAACGAGGTGATGAACGAAAATTTCAGACTCAAAAATCAGATTATCGAGCTACAAAAGATAGTCGATGAACTTAAGTATCAAGTGGAACAACTATCTAAAAAATAGGCGACACAGGACTAAAAGGAGGACAAAAATTAATGAATAAAATTAATGATATTGTAGAATGGTTGATTCAATCGGGAGCTTTGGTAGCACTCATTCTATTTGCTTGGAAGTTTGTTAAGCCTTGGCTTGATGCCAAAGCTTCTCATGCCAATACTGAGAAGGCTAAATTAGCTTGGGATTTGCTAGAACAAGTAGCTAACATTTCAGTTACAGCGTTGGTTGGCCAAGATATGACTGGCGAGGAGAAATTTAACCTGGCAGTTAAGAATGTTTTGCAATCAATGCAAAGTCATGGGTTTGCAATTAATCAAGCGGCGGCGGAAAATGCGGTGCAGTATGCTTATGAACATAGTCCACTGACGCCAACGGTTGTGCCAGGCAATGATAGTCAACCAGCACAAGGATCAGTAGCGGCGATTGATCCAAAGGAGGCTAAATAATGGCTTTACGTAACTTATTCATTGACGTTTCCGGCTATCAAGAAGATAGTGTGGAGTATTTCCAACTCGCCAAATCAAAGGGCGTTATGGGGGTCGTGGTTAAGCTGACCGAAGGGTCGGAAGACGGATCAGCCTACGTCAACCCTCGTGCCGAAGCACAAATCCGCAATGCTACCACCGCCGGTTTACACGTTAGTTGCTATCACTTCGCACGCTATACTAACGACGCAGACGCTCAAAATGAAGCTCGTTTCTTCGTTAAGATTGCCAAGCAGTATGGAATGACGAGTGACACGCTGATGACCGATGATGCGGAAGTCCATTCAGTGGCCGACTATAATTCGGCAACGGCGGCCTTCTTGAACGAAGTCAAGGCTCTTGGCTATACTAGAGTTGGGCTTTATTCGATGAAGTCGTTCTTCACTAGCGGAATCCTGAACAGTCACGGCTTTGGTGATGCCAAGGTTTGGGACGCCGGTTATGGTATTACTGACTTAGGCATTGACAACGCCGCCGCATGGCAATGGACTGACAACGGTCTTGGTATGAACGTCGACACGTCTTATGACTTTGATGGAGCGTTTACGGTTGGCAATTCCAATTCTGGAACGGTTCCATCTACTCCAATCCCGGCACCACAACCAGTAGAACACGTTGGACATCCGGCAACTGGAACTTATACGGTTCAGCCAGGAGATACCTTATCAGCGATTGCAGATAAGTATGGCACGACTTATCAAACTCTATCAGCCATCAACGGGATTGGCGATCCTAACCAAATTTGGCCGGGACAAGTGCTTAAAGTCACCGGGACAGCTAGTCAAGAATCTACTTACTATGTGCAAGCCGGAGACACCTTGTCTAGCATTGCGTCGAAGTTTGGGACTACGGTTGCTAACCTGGCAAGTATTAACCACATCAGTAACCCCAACGTCATCTACGTTGGTCAAAAGATCTACGTGGGTGAAGCTACACAGGGACAGTCCAATGCTTATACTGTGCAAGCCGGCGATACGCTATCCGGAATTGCCGCTAAGTTCGGCACGACCTGGCAGGCTTTAGCTCAGAAGAACGGCTTGGCAAATCCTAACGTCATCTATGTTGGCCAAACGCTGACAATCTAATGCGGTATAATATCAGCACGGAAAGAACGGTCTTGCCAACGCTAACCTCATCTATCCGGTTCAAACTCTCTACTATTAAATGATAATCCCCCTTGCCTTAACTGGTGAGGGGGATTTTTTTGTGTTTGAAAAACGTTTGGCCTTTTGCGCAAATTTTTTAAAAAGACTTAGAGAGTGCTATTGAAATGACGATTGTCTTGTTCATTATTAGCTTGTTAATCTTGATCATCGTGCCCAACCTAGGGGCGCAAAGAAAACACGCCACTTCGGTTAACCAAGAGGCCTTAGTCAACATGATTCAAAACCAGGTTGAGCTATACCATGACGATACGGGTGACGTCCCGACCGATTTGTCCCAACTAGAAAAGGGTGATTACCTAACGGCTAAGCAGGTTCGCCAGGCTAGCCGCGAAAATATCACGCTCAAAAATGGTCAGGCCGTTGTTCAATAG